GGGAGCCTTTCGATCGCTCTACCGAAGATCTCGGCGACATGCCTGGGTGGGCAGCCAAACGCTCCGCACCCCCACGCTCCCAGAACGACCGTCCTGTGCCTATGTTTCATGGCGATCTCGAGCACCAACTCGATTTTGCGTGTGAATATATCTTCGTCTTCAGGAAGCAAGCGACCATCGAGTCCGACGCTAGGCATCTTCGGGGCTGCGCACGCCACGAACGACATGGACCTATCCGAGTCGCTGATTCTCACCTCGGGCGCATAGATCGCGTCGTCCAGGTCCAACGGATATATGTCCCGGGTCAGGTGCTTGAAGAGAGCCGTGCGACGGAACAACGACTCTTCCTGCATCCCTGCACCCGCCCACACGCAACCTCCCGGATTGTACGCATCCGCGAAAATCAGAACCAGAGGATTCGATTCATCTAGAGCTGCGACGAGAGTGTCCAACTTTCTAACCACCACAGAGGGGGATCGAGAGGAAGGAAGCACATGCCTCGCTCGTAAGGGCAAATAAAGTCGATTGCGGGAGTCGTTCAATGCACTTCGATGAGAAGAGATCTTCATCGCCCTCCTTACCGGAATGTAATCTCTGAACTCGTGTCTCACTCTTTCCCACGCAGCGATAGGATCGTCCGCACTCATTATATCAATCTGTTTTATAAAATACTTGGAATAATGAACGTAGATTTGGTATTTTGGTTACTATATTTTGGTGGATGACATCTCCAACTGTTCGTTGAACGTGGGATAGTTGCGGTGGTACTCGACGCCCACTTTGCGCAGCTCCTCGTTGATCTCCTCTCGCAGCGCATGGATGCTTTCGATCCCATCCTCGAGATGGCCCAAAAATAGGGCGCTCTTTAGAGTCTTGGCGAGTCGCCTCAACTCCCTGAAAGTCGTCCACACGTGCCTCACGAACGTGACCACGACTTCGTAGACGTCGCGACTGAACTGCGCGCTGCGATCGAGCCGCACGAGCTCCTGCTTCCACTTCGCTTCGTCGATGCTCCCTGCGACCTTCTGAACGTTCAGGACTTCGAACTGGGGTCGATAGTCCGTCTTGAGGTAGTTGCTTCTTCTTGGCCCGAAGCTGTCGATCGCGTGATTCAATCTCGTCAACATGGCTCGGACGTCGGACTTCGACATGGTCTGTCCTTCGCCACTTCTAGCTCGATGCAAGGTGAAAGTTTGGGGTATCTTCGCTTCCAGGACTCGTCCCCACGAAAACGGGCGCGCGTCGTCACAGCACCCTCCTTCTTCGGGCTCGGGGTCGCTGTCGTATCCGTCGTAGCGACCGCCATATTGGCCGTAACGGTTGTAGGCAGGCGCCTGCGCACGTACGAACTCGAAGTAGTGCGGATTGTGCATCCCTTGACCGACGTGCTTGCGAAGGGTGCTCCAGTAGAATCCGCGTTTGCAGCTGGTGCACCACATCTGGTCGCATCCGGACGACTTGGTGATCGGAGTCCCGCATCCCTCCCAGGGGCACCTCTTGGTGGTCTGAGAGATCAGACGAATGGACTCCAGATCGTCGGGATTGCATTCGTGTTTTTCGTCAGACGTGCACGCCTTGTGGCATTTCACACAGACTGCGAGTTCGCACATCTTGCAGCGAGCGAAAGGGAAGCCGCCCTTCTCTTTCAGGACGAAGCCGTCGCATCCGTCCAAGGGGCATTTGCACACCACCTTTGGCGCGTTGGCCTCTTCTTGAACAGCTGTGCTGGTGGATGGCCCTGGATCTGCATCCACTTCATCATCCAATTCAATGTCGTCTAGAGTATCGTCGTGAAGTGGATCGTTGATATCTGTTGCTGTATCACCGCTGGCCCTTCGGGCCAGCTCTGGCAGAGCCTCCCTTCGGGTGGCGCCGCGATCGATTGCATTGATCACATCTGCAGCCTCTGCGACCGTGGATGCCTTTTCGATCATCTCTGCGTTGTCAACCATCCTGATCCTCGTCCGGATCCTGCGCAGGATCTGCGTCGAAGCGTTGGCGTTGGCTCGGATGGCATGTTCCGCCGACCTCCTTTCGCGTAACACCCTCTCCACTTTCGCATAGATCTCGGAGGCCGACGGCGGCTTGTCGTGATCGACGATGCATGCAGCTTCGTACTCCTCGTGCAGCCTCCTCACTCTCATCTCCGTGTCTCGACCTTGAGCGATCAGATCGCTTCGATGCTTCAGCTCTTTCTTCAGGTCGTTGTAGATCGTTCGGAAGGGCCGGACCTTATCTTTCACCGTGATGCGATGGAAGTGCTTGAATTCCACGGCTTTGTCCTGCAGAGTCGGGAGGACGGCCGCCTGATCTTCCGCCAGATGCTCCGATCGCTTCTGAGCCAGAGGACCTTTGATCCACGCTTGAGGGAAGTTTCTGTGCACAAAGACTCTCCCGAACACGTGCTGGTTCCACATGCACATCGGGACCTGTGCTGCGTTGTTCTCGATGTACCTCTGATGACACGAGACGCACGCCCGATTGGGTTCTCCGTCGGGCCCTTTGCACTCCGAGTGATGACACGCGAGGAGATCTCTGTTCTCGGAGAGGCAGATGCCGCATTCTCCGCGGATACGGTCCGGGCGTTTTTGGCGCCGTGCTGGGGTGATGGGTGGGGCTTCTGTGACGACTGTAGCCGATGACGATGCGACTGACATTGTATGTATCTGTTGTCTGTTGAAGGGTACATCGTCTGGTTCTTTTAAATCCTTCACCGAAGTCCCCGACGAGCGGTTCATGAAAGAATACTACACCAACAAGCGAAAGGCGATGATCCGAGAGGCTATCGGGCGAGGGTCGCCCGTTTCTTAGATGGAGTCTTGACGGTTTTTTTAGGTTTGCCTCCTTTGTTGAATGTGGGTTGGTATGGTGATGGAAACGAATCTTTTAGTTCGTCGATGTAATTTTTGTAATAATCGAACACCTTCATAGGTACGGTGTCCTTGGTTTTCTCTGACTCCGACAAATTCTCGAATTTCACCATGAGGAAAAAGTGACGACCTTGCAAAACGACATTCTTATCACCAAATTTATATAAAAGTTTTACATTGTTATTGTAGAGATCATTGAAGTCTGTATTTGCTGTCACAGATGTATGTTTAGCCGTAGCCTCATCATCGCGCGGATACTCCAGTATCCGCGCGATGGCCCAAGCATCGTGCACGAGTTCCGACCTTAAATTTTTTAACTGTGTTTTACTATTATTATTGTTTTTTGATTCAAAATCTATGATACCCTTCCCATTCAGTAGGATGCATACTTCGATGTAATCGTCCAACAGGTCGTCGTTGGTTTCCCGCGACTCTGCTTTGCCGTCGTTGTACATGATATCTTGAACAATCGCAAATTGCCTGAGGACTTCCACGGGATCTTTCTCCTTCTTGAACACGCGACAATCATACTTGTCGAACACGGATATGACTTTGTTGACCTTTTTGTCCTTTATGAGCACTTCGAATTGCTTTTTGATTTTAGGGATGTCGTACGTTGTGTAGAGGTGGGTGATGTACTCCTTGATCTTTTCGTAATATTCAGCGTTGGTCTGAGTTTGGGAAGATGTTTGTTGTTGTTTGGATTGTTGCGGCATTACGATACGAGTGTGTAAAATTAGGATAGTTACAATTGTACTACAAAACAATTATGAATCTTTTACAATTTCGATAGCAGCATCGAGGGTCGCATTAAGTAGGAAGAGCCTTATAACGAACAAGGCGGTAATAGAATCGACGGGTCGCTCGAGCGCCGGTGGAGTGATCGATATACACCTTGCGAGTGCGACCTTCCGTCCTCACTTTTTCATCGGTCAGAGTCCACACGATGTTGCGATCTATTTCGCGATCGAAAGTTCTAGACTCTTCATCAAGGCGATCTAAGAGATTTGCAGCATCATCGATCGAAGATCGCTGGATCTCGAGGTAGGTTTCATGCATCTTCCTGAACGTGGGGTTTTCTTCGACAATGCATGCGAGTTCCGCTTCCCCATCTTCGAGAGTATCCAGATACTTTTCTCGCCATTTACGCAGAACGGTGTCTTTGTATGTCATTTCATTTCATAATCAATTAATTGTTTTTTAAACATCACGAATCTCTTAAAGGCATATAAAAACGACGACGATGGAAACTGATTTGAATCTTTTGGAGGCGGCCATTTCTTACGGAGAATCCCAGTTTCACGATCGAGATTTATCCATATTGTGTGCGACGAGTCGAGTATTCAATGAAATGTTAGCACACACTCTAGAGCGTCGTAAAAAATCAAACGTTTGCAAGGCAGCAGGAGATCGGTATCGCAGAATGAACGCCATTGCAGAAGCGTATCGTACATGGAGGTCCGGAGCAGGAGCAAGCGTCAGTTCCATTTGTTATGACCCAGTGTCGAGATCGTTATGCAACGCATTTTGCGGGTATCTCCGAGAAGGAGACGTGTTCTACACCACTTTTCGTTTTTTCTTCAATTCTTCATCAGGATTCGGCAAGGTAACGGATATTCGTTGGAAATATCGAGATTGTGATTATTATTCATACAACATGATACAACCATTCATTTTCAGCTCTTTCGCCGATAACTCACCTAAGATCGTATTGATCCCGCCGAGGACTGACATCATATGAATACTCGATTAGTTTACATCAGGTAATCGTAATGTGTGTGTATCCGTCTCTACATCGACGCAGCAAGCATTGTCGCATGATCGCACTCTTTCATGTAACTGTATCCGTCGTTCAAGATCAAACCCTTCATTCCGTCCTTGAAACAAATCGAAAGCTGCTTGGATGCCCATGCTGAGCTCTTCTTCATGACATTGTATGCGAATACGTCGATTGATTCGATCCTGTCGATGATGTTACCTTGAGCGTCAATCTTCAACACAAACGAATGCGTGTTAGGAGAACGGTTATAACCGATGTGTCGAAGCTCTGCGGATGCGGTCTTAAGGTATATTCCGTACAGCCCCGGTTCACCTTTCGCATCGTCCGTGAATGCTATACCTGTGTAATACACACAGATCGCCTTGAAGTGCGTCATGATTCTGACTCGCTCTTGGATGGTCCATCGATAATCGGCAGACTGCTCATTCTTCCATTCCGTAAATGCGGCATACAGGTCATCCGTCCTGACTCTTCCCATGATGTGGACATCGCATTTGTCTCTGACGAATTCATCGACGTCGGCTTGATAGATATCAGGGATGTTGTTTATTTCAGGCAACACCCATGGTTTCATCCTTAGTCCCGTATAAAAACTGCATGTTACGTTGTGATCCTCATCCATCTGCTGGACCGTCTGAAAGCGCGCTTTGAAGAACGACACCATCTCACTGTGTTCTTTACGACTCAGATGTGATCTGCGCCACAGACGATGTCTGGATTTGACGTACGAAACATGAGTCTTGCTGTTAGGATCGAGTTCAAAACACTCGTCTAAGAACTTTTGGAGAGGCATGTCAGCAGGAACAACTGGTGCTATTCTGGGTTTGGGTGGGCGTCCTTTAAGCTTTCCTTCGGGGATGGGGAACAGATGTGCATCATTGGAAGATCGTAGTATATCTTCAACCGGAGAAATCGGAGCATTCGGAGTATCATTGTAATCCTCAACTGTTGGTGAAGAGTCATAGGTCTCTTGAGATACGTTGTTTGACAATTGAGCTGACTCTTGGGAAGTCGTTACTTGAACGTTTTGAGAGATCAACTGTTGAGTGAGGTAAGTCATAGAGGACGCGATAGACTGTTCAACGATGATTCTGCTTGGAGTGTCGATTATCTGGACGGTCTTTTCACAAGTCGCTCTCATCGATTCATAAATCACCCTCATTGATTCCCACCGAGATCTCTCGGATTCCCACCGAGATCTCTCAGTTTCCAAACGAAGTTTTTCGAGATTGTCATCGAACGAGCTCACGGTATCCCTCATGATACGTTTGATCATTGAAAGCTGGTGCGGTGTGACTGCAAGAAGCTCTTGATGATTTCGAGTCTTACCATGGATAGGTCCGGTGTACTTGCACTGCTTGAAGATGGGTTGTTTCTTGAGAGATTCCTCGAACCGTCTGGGATTCGCACAAACAAACACGTCGGTGAGTTGGAAACTTCCGTACTCTCGAATCAACCACGGAATCCTATTGAACAAGTTGTCTGTTTCACCAAACTTGCACACAATCCGTCCATCGGGTAGGATAATGCCGAGTTCTCCGAGGTACACCAACGGGTTTCCAGCATAAGCTTTGATCAACGCATCGTGTGTCATTTTCTTCTCTTTGATTGCCATTTCACGGGTGTGCTCTTCGTCTTTGAGGGTGAGGATACGAGAGTGTTCTGCTGAGAGTGTATACGATCCGTGCATACGAATTTCCCGGAGGACTTTCCCCACCCATTTCTGAAAGGGGCGAGCGATGGGTTTGCGAGAAAGACCGAGGAGCCGGAAGAGACCGAGATCAGTTAGGAAAATCGTATCTTGTTGACCGCCAAGGCTATAAGTTAAACTTAGTACCTTTTCATCTTCATCAAAATCCTTGATCGACATGTGAATGTTCGAAAGACCCAAAAGCTGCCCAATCTGGTTTGCCTGGAACAATGGGATTTCAAGAGTGCCCTGAATGTTCAGGTTGAATCCTTGTTCGAGACTGGCATCCTCAAATGCCCGTACGATATCCATTCCGGTGCTGGTGAGTGTAGTCATTTGTGTATGGTATATGACAAAGTGATTGGCTTATCCTTAAGCCAAATCACGATTTGATAAGAGCATCGGTGCACACGACAAATATTTTTTTTACAGTACCATGCAGTCATCGATTGCGAGTTTATTAGGTAGTTCTTGTCGACGAATTTCTCTGATGATATTTCCCACCCATTTCTGAAATGGACGAGCAACTGGTGCATGACACATTCCTATGACACGGTTAAGTCCCATTTCCGTAAGAAACATAACAGCGCGACGTCTTCCGGTGGCGGTGTTGATAGAATCTACGGCAACTCTATCATCGTCATCGAATTTTTTGATAGTATAACGAATATTTTGAATGTCCAACAACTGACCAATCTGCTCGGCATTGAACAGTGGGTTTTCAGAAGTTCCTCGAATATCGAGATCGACACCCTCAAAAGCATATGAAGCCATTCCGAAGCGGTGTTGTAAATGTTGTGATGTTTATGAAAATCGTTTACTTTACACCCATATATCAGTGTCATGTGCAATATACGGTGATGTCAATAGTACTGACGGCATCCTTTGATTCAAACTATAAAGGGTGTCAGACCCACTGACACCCTTTGTGAAAAAATCTCAGTGTCAAACACACACTGAGAAATCACAAAGAAGGTATAAATTCCCATGAAATTTCCTGACAGATCTTCTTCCAGATCTCGTCCTGCACCTGTAGCTTGTCACGCGCCTTGAGCAAACTGAACGAGTCGATGTACTGGTCCTGGTCCAGAAGCTGCACCATCTTCCTCAGGCAGTAACTGTAGCTCAGGAAGTTCTTACGCTTCGCGGGGGCGTGCTTGAGGAACGGAGCCTGGATCTGGCAGAACATCTGTCGCAGCTTGTCCTCCAGCTCCGGTGGGAAATGAGGCGGGGGGATGCCGTTGATGCGCGTGATGATGAGCGTGGCGTGCTCGTAGAACTTGTTGATCTTCAGTCTCTTCAGGATCGCCTTGATCTTCTGTTTCGTGAGGGTCGCCATGTTCGTCACCTTTTCCTTCTTGATTTCCAAGAGGATCGCGTCGTAAACTTCCTCTGGTATCTCAGTCGTTTCTTTTCCCTGAACCTGATTTAACCACTCTCCGAAATGATTACCGCGCTTATACGCAAAATACGATGTATCCCTGGGCGGATCCTTGTAACTGGGTTTCTCGTGATCGACCAAAATGTATTCGACGGTGTGACATTTGTTGCAAAAGACGTAACCGTCCTGAAGCTGAACGGTGCGATCGTGGTACCCGCAGTGGGTGCACGGGCCGTGCGATGATCCGTTCGCGAGCTTCTCGGACTGCTTGAGGGACTGCTGGTGGGTGAAGCCGCTGTTGACGGAACGCATGTACATCTCGTACAGGGTCGCACGATCGGCTATGGGGGGCTCGTTGACTGCAGCTGTGGTCCCATCTCCGTCTTCGTTCTTCTTCTCATTCTTCACTTCAGCCGCGACCGGAGCGGCAGCAGGGGAAGGCTGCGAAAAGTAGCTCATGATCGAGCGAGGCTGATCGATGCCGCCGCCGCTGCTTCCCCTAGCTACGGGCGCAGACGACTGGCTGACTTGAGCGTTTCCGCCACCCTTTTCCAGGACGTCGTAGTACTTGAAAAGGACTCCGGCGGTCTGCACGAAATAACCGATGCTGTCTCCGTCGTCTTCGGCTTCCTCCGCGTTCGTTTCCACCGCATCCAGATCGCGAAAGCACTGCTTGAGCTCGTCGAAATCCGAATCCGTCATCTCCGTCTTGGGCTTCGATTCGAGCTCTGCGATGCGAGCCTCCAGCCTGGTGCCTTCATCTTTCAGACAGGTTGCCCTCAGGTGTTCCTTTTCGATGCGTTTCATGACCGACACGTGTTCTAGGTCCAATGTGCGATGAGGATACGACACTGAATTCGAAGGTCGTTTGACATCGCTCATGGGTCTTTTTGGATCGGAACCTAGCATCTGCGTCTTGATGGTTGTCATAAAAGAGCAGCGGTATGCTGAGTTTGATATATATATTTTTCTCTGCGCCTTAAGCCGCGAACGAACGACCACGGTTGAATAATTACGCCCCTGACTTAAGGAAAATGCAAAGTGAGATCTATCAATCATGGTCGATGTAATCTCTGAACGAGTGATGCAATCAATCGACCTCGAAGCAATTCATCCCCATGATCCAGACCTAGCAGACTATTTCGTCCGCATGTATGCATCGAATGCATACCATGCACACGCTCATCAATCGATGATACCGTCCATGCGGACTTGGTGGTGGGGCTCGCGTGAACAGGTCGTGTTCCTTCAAGTTTTGGCAGCTCTCCTGTGGTCCTCCACCGCGGACAGCTTCAGGCCTTTGAGGGATGAGTATGCGCGTGCTCATGCCTTTACCCGTGATGCGATTCCATCTCTCATGGTGAGTCTTTCTGCAAATGACTTCGCAAACGAATCTATCGTGGATGCAGATGCAGATGCAGATGCATGCCGAAGGGAGGCATCTAGCCTTCTGCCAGCGCTCATGTACTGCCCTGGGCCATGGGACGAGAAGTCCCTCGATCTGATATCGTCTCATCGACACGACGATCTGTCCCTCGTGGCGGCGTGTGTGATCGTAGGGGCCAGATGGTGTAGAAAGAATCATTCTCGCATCAGAGACTTATCGGTATGTGTCAATGCGCGCACGGTAGGTCGACTGTGCACTACACGGCGGGGCTGCTGCTGCTGCATGTTTAATGCCACTTCCGTGCAGGAAGTTCGAAAAGAACTTGTCAAATCTTACACGAGTAACCTTTGATCTGGGGGGGGCTACGCCTCCCCCCAGCAAAAGCTTAACCAAAAAATCTAGTAACCTTTGATCTTTTTTGGTTAAGAAAAGGTTTTAGAGTCTCTAATCATCTGCGAGCATCCTCTTCTTCTCCGAGATACGCATTGCGCGTTCCCGCTCCTCCTCTGTGAGAGGTGTGGTGATGGTAGCAGGTGCAGCAGCCACATGAGTGCTGCGTCGTGCGGTGCGGTCTGCGGGTTTCTTGTCTCCGTTGACCTTGATGTCTGTCATCTTGAAGTTCTTGTCGAACTTGGGATAGTTGCGGTTGTATTCCGCTCCGATCTTCTTGAGCTCCGTGTTGAGATCCTCTCGCAACTTGTCGAGGTCCTCGATCTTCGACTTCACCTCGCTTTCGATGTGAGGGCGCGATATGGGTTGGGTCATGCAGAGCCTGCGCAGGTCGCGAAACGTGGTCCAAGTCTGCTGGACCATCGTGCCACACACGATGTCGTAGATCTCACGGCTGTACTGGACCTTGTTGTCGATCCTGACGAGCTCCTTGGCCCATTCCTCTTGAGAGATCTGGCCGGAGACTCGCTTGACGTTGTTGAGCTCGATCGTGGGTCGAAAGTCAGTCTTCTTGTAGCTGTGAGCCACGGGCTGGAACTCGTCGTTCGCGTGATTGATGTTGATCATGATCGTGCGGAAGTTGTCCCGTTTGAAAGATCTCCCGTTGATATCGACTCCGTTGGAAGGCATCTCGCGATCGAGCACCCTCCCCCAGGTCATGGGACGAACGACCTCCGCTCCGCCGTTGTTGCAGCAGGCAGCATCGTCGACTTCGGGTTCGGGGTCGCTGTCGTATCCGCCGAATCCGTAGTTGTTGTTGAGAGCTGCAGGGTCTGTACGGATGTGCTGAAAGTAGTACGGGTTGTGAATCCCTCCTGCGGTCTCGTGCTTCCTTCCGTTGCTCCAGTACCACGCTCGCTTGCAGCTGGTGCACCACATCTGATCGCAGCCTGATGACTTGATGGTCAGAATGCCGCAACCTTCCCACGGGCAGGGACGAGCCTGCTCCCTGATCTCTCGGAGGGTAGCCAGCACGCCCGGGTCGCACTCGTGGTCATCATCGTCGTGGACTCTCATCTGACACTTCACGCAGACGTCGGTTTCGCACATCCTGCACTGAGCGACACCAGACCTCTTGTTCTTCGTGATCATCACAAACCCGCTGCATCCGTCCTTGGGGCAGTTGCACACCACGCGTTCAGCAGGTTCAGCAGGTTCAGCGGGTTCTTTCGCCTCCAATGCTTCCGATACATCCGCATCGATGACGATCACCGAAGGAGTCGTGGGAGATGGAGATGAGGAGGACGAAGCCCCGACTGTTATCCGACGCTTCCCGACTAGGTGAGCAACCTTGCGATTGACAATGGCGGTCTCCTCTTGGATCCTCTGCCTGACCATCTCGTCTTTAGCGGCTTCGGCCACGTTCGCACGCAGTCGAGACTTCGCAAGCGAAAGGACGTCCATCCCAGATGGTTGACGCGACCTTGTCTCACCCTGTTTGGAGAGCTCCGATAACTCGTCCTCCAACATCTTCTTCCTCAGCTTCTCCTTTTGCAAGGCGCGGTCGGTCTCGAGGATCTCCTTGATCACGTCTTTCAGATCGGACGCGACGTCCTCTGGAGAGCGCTGGTGTGCGGGATCGTAGATTGTGTAGAGCTTCTTGTACTCTGACGCCACGTCCTGAACTCCGGGGAGATTCGCCGCCTGGTCCTGAGACAGATGTTCGCCTCTCTTCTGCGACAGACCTCCTCCCTTGATCCACGACTGAGGGAAGTGCTTGTAGATGAACACGCGCCCAAACGGGTGGCGACCCCACATGCATTGGGGTTGCTGAGCAGAATTCGTCTCGATGTAAGTCTGGTGGCAGGTCACACACGCGCTGTTTTGCTCTCCGTCGGGACCCTTGCATTGAGAATGGTAGCACGGTACGATGAACACGTTCTCGCTCGCACATATGCTGCAATCGCCCTTGATCTTGGGAGCCTTGAGCTCTCGTGCCAACTGACGCGCGGTCTGTTCTGTCATCATCTAATTAAAACGTGATTATGAGACCTATGCCAATTTTTATGGAGATGATCAAAAACATCGTCTGAACCCTAGTAAGGATGCACATGCACGCGTCGTTCAGGGAAACGTTCACGCCTCAGTACGATGTTGTCAATGCTGGGCAGGCTGGGCAGTTCGAAACGGAAATCCGAGCGCCTTCGGCTTCCATCTCCGGAAACGCGAGCGTCGGGGGTGACCTGGGAGTGAACGAAAAACTATGCGTCGGGTCGGTCTGCGTGGACACGGTCGCCTTCGGGCAGATGCTGCGAACTTCGACCCAGGTGAACTCGATGGCGATTCAGTCTCTAGCCACTGCGGTGTTCATGGTCAATTCGATGATGGGGAACATGTCGCTCCTCCCGAATCAGTCCGTGATCAGCCTGACTTACTCGGGAGGCGACTACGCAGGACTGACCGCGCTCGACCCCACCGGAACTCCAGCAGCCGACTTTGCGACCTACGTCGCTTCCGCGGTTCAGTCTGCGATCGGAAGCTCTCCCGACTTCACTTCGTCGGCCTCCGCGACCGCAGCGTTCCTGCGCTCCATCGAAACACATCCCGTTCCTTCGTCGATCGTGGGACACTACGGAATCACGGGGATGAGAGGGGTCGACGTCACCAACTCGGTGGCGTCTCATCTCGCCCTGTTTTCGACCTGGAGCTCGATCATGCCTTCATCGACGGCACCCTCTCCCTCTCCTACTACTACAACGTCTTCATCTTCCTCGAACTCCGCAACCACTGTATATGCAGTCTCAATCATGGAGGGCTCGATCGTCATCAATCTCCTCGTAACCTATCCGAGTTGGTTTACAGCAACATCTCCAGATTCATCGTCTTCTTCTTCTTCTTCTTCTTCATCGTTCTATTCGACTTCATCTTCATCGTTCTATCCGACTTCATCTTCATCGTCCTCATTTCAAAACTAGTTCTGATGATTCCACCCCATCCGATTCACTCGCGAGCACGAGAGCCGCAAACTTTACGAGAAACGTCTTCAGTGCATACGGATATGCATAATGGAGATCGTTCCGATTGTCCACGATCTGCTTAGAAATCGATAAGAGATCGCTTCGCTTATCGACGCTGCCATCGATGAGCTTCTCGAGGTCGTGGATCGAGGTCATGTTGTGTAAGAGAGAATAACGGGGCATTTACACCCTGAAAAGTGTTCGGTATTACCAGTGATCTTGCCAGTATTTTGATACTTATGAAAAAATTATATATTTAATACCACCACCTTGGCGGATGATCTGTTTTTTGAGAGTAATCGATTATATTATCATCTCTTACTTGCATAAGCATGCTTGATGTATTCTTCATTTCATCAATATTATTGATATAATCTTTACTACTATTCGCGATCCGCTTTCCAATATAAACACCATCTCCTATATTTCCCGCTCCGTTAAAAGCGCGAGGGTTTCCGGGATCACCTGCATAAGATTCTATTTGACCCAATGTCTTATAGGCTGTCACCAAGTTTGCATCTGCTTGATCAAAACTCACTGTTGAGATACTCTCACCTGAACACGAACTCCAACCGCCTGTATAGTCTATATAATAGAAAAAATCAATAACGTGATAATATAAAATGGGTGGTAGAGTAGGAATCGGTGGAGGAGGAGGAGGAGGGGGAGGAGAAGGTATTGCTGTGTTAGTGGCCCATATCGCGGTGTTGCCTCTATATATGACAACGTTTCCGTCGTTCTGCATGACGAGTCGGTCGGACAATTTGTTATACGTCTGCGATGCCCAGGTCGGCTTATGTTCAGACCCTTTATATACGACGAAGTTGTAGTCGTTCTGAAATTCGGCCGAGTAAGGGGGGCTGGATCCTGAATCGTAAGTGTTCGAAGCCCATAGAGGCTGTCTGGTGGAGGTGTCATAGAGGACGAGGTTTCCGTCGGACTGCATGACCAATATGAATCGACCGTTCGGAGACCTGATGCCCATGCATTGATTCAACGAGGTCCCTGGAGGAATGGTGTCACCCAAATACGAATACGAAGCATCCAATCCTGCACAGCTCTTGTAAGCTGGAGGAGGAGGAACAGACACGACGGGGGTCGGTAGAGCGGGCACGAGGACTGGCTGTGGAGGTTTTGGCGCGGCAGTGTTCGTGTGCCACACCGGGTTGTTTTGCGAAGTGCTGTTGGTGATGACGAGATCTCCGTCGGTCTGCATCGTGAGCTTCATCTCCCCTAGCTGATCCGGAGACGAGTTCCATGTAACGGTCGACCATGAAGGCTTGCTGCTGTTGTAAATGACGAAGTTGTTGTCCGACTGGTACACCGCCGTGTAAGGGGCGTTGTTGCCTCCGTCCCCCGTCCCGCTCGACCACTTCATATCGTTCGTGCGTCCGTCGAATAGCCGCAGATCCCCGTCCGACTGGAGAGCCACAAAGTACGCCCCGTCGGTCGATTGGAGAGCGTCGCAAGTCTGCAGGGTGGTGTTTGGAGGAATGGAACCCATGTACGCGAAGTTGTAGTTTGCGATGGGACCGATGCATCTGGCATCCGCCGCGGCCTTGGCTTTCGCAGCGGCTGCAGCGGCGTCGTTGAGGGCGTTCATGTTGTCCAGGTCGATCTCGCTCTGGAGCTTAGATATCTGCTGTCTCGTTTGGCCGAGTTGGCTGAGCGCATCCTGTATCTGAGAGTTCACGGATTTCAATTGAGCGTCTTCTTGACTGATTTTATTGTTCACGTCGCGGTCCATCAGATTGTATTGTGTCGTCAAGCTGTTTATGATGTCCTGGTTTGCCTGGCGTATCTGGGCGTTGTCGACGTTGGCTCGCGTGTACAGCTGTTGGCCGTTGCCTCGCAGCATGTTCAGGGTGTTGTACACGTCCTGACTCTGATAGATCTGATCCGATGCGGTGGCCATTCCGTCCGTGGTGTTCGATATGGCTCCGTCCAGCAGGTAGGATCCGGATTGGTGTTCAGCCATCGCTGCAGACAGCGCGGTGTCCGATCGGTCTAGATTCTGCAGAGGATCGAGTTTCACGACGCACGCATCGTTTCCTGACACGTTCTGGTAGGATACGCTTTTGAACGCATAGCCTCCGTTGAGAGGGTTCGTCCAGTTTCCCGAAGGGTCTTTCACGTCTGGTTCTGTCGAGCAACTCGGAACTCCCGAGGACAGAAGCCCCCCTGCACCGCTCTCCGAATCCACGATGATGCACATGGGGTTGTCGGGGGTGCTCTGAGGATGCGACGTTAGCCCTGGGCTTCTGAATACGTAAGGCGTGTTCCCCGTAGGGCCCGTAGGGTCAGTGACCGTGCATTTCAGTCGATCGTCCCATATTTTTCCTTGGATCGTGAGGGGAGAGTCGAACGATTCTTTATTTGAAGGCATTGAAGGCATTCGAAGGATCGCCCATGAAACGATCGCGATGATGACGACGATCGATACGACTGTCGCGATCGTCATAGAATTCATTCCCACTTTGAAATGGGAAGGTTTATTTTTTGATAACCCCATATATATCAAGAATGTGGAACCTGTGCAAATTCAAAGACGTCGCCGGAAAGCCCGGCACCGGCATACACTCCACGCGGTTGTTCGGGATGGCCGCGTTCGATCTGATCGGCACGATCGCCATCGCGGTCGCTATATGGGTCCTCACGGGGTGGTCTTGGCGTGGATTCCTAGCGATTGTCGCGGGACTGTTCATTCTGGCGATCTTGTTTCACTGGCTGTTCTGCGTCGACACAGCGCTCAACCGTAACCTTTTATCTTGCGTGCGCCTTTGGCACCCGCAAGCAAAAGCTTAACCAAAAGCTCATGCATTCCGCCCACCTGATAAAAGGTTCGACCATTCTGCCCCGATCCTCTTTGCAGAATATCGATCGCGTATCAGAGTTATATATTCGTCACGAGTTCCTTCTTTCATGGATGCCATCCTTGCGAACCCGTCGATCGCCTCGTCGGTCGCAAACCATGGATCTTCGAGGTAGTAGAACGAGTCCAACGACGCCTGGTGTTCTCGAGGCACTTCTACAAACTCTACGATTCCGCTGTAGAGTTCCGCCAGAGCTCCGTGAGCGTAGGATATCACCCGACACCCGCAGGCGATCGCCTCGCACACCGTGCACGAGAAAGTGTCTCGGTGGATGCTGCCGGTCGCAGAAAACGAGGGGTACAGCATCGTTTCGGTGGATACCAGGAGCTCGTACAACTCGTTCTTGTCGAGGGACCCGTGTACGATGACTCCGGTTTCGTTCGCCACTTCAGGGGGGATGGAATCGTGGTAGGACGCAATGTGAAGGGTCGCTCGTTCTGGAAACACCGAGTCTCGGATCTTACGGAACACCCTGAGCGCGATGTCCCCTCCTCTGTCCCATGTGGCAGAATAGACGTACGTGTGTGGTTCTCGATGTTGCATGCACCTCTCAACAGGTGGTATCGTATCCTCCAGAGGATTCCCTATCACGTGCTGCGACACTCGCGCGTCCAAAGCGCTAAGGGAGACCTCGCACATCCTCTCGTATTCCGCTGCCTGCTCGGGACACGGTGGAGAGAAAAACAAACCGCCTGGATGTTCCAGGTGATATCGCACCATTTTTCTCACCCATTCGCACAAGAACACCACAGAGACGTTGTATCCCGCGTTGAGGAGGAGAGGGATCTCGTAAGTGTAAGGAAACATGTAATTCATGTGTGTCACGTAGACGACGTGTTTCAACGACGGAAACTTCGTCGGATCTCCAGGAAACCTGAACTGCGTCGACAGAATGAGCGTTTCGGTGTCCTCCGGAATGTCAGCGCGACTGTCACACACCACCACATCATACGATAGCTTATCTACGACAATCGAACGAGAGGCGTGCGTTCCGGAAAGTTTGTTTCCTATGGTGAGGTCCAAGTAATACGTCACCTTCTTGGAGAGGGTGAACGATGACGGGCAGTGATCTTTTGGTGAAATCACAAGGTTCCATTGAGGATTGATTTCGTGATCCGAAAACCTCTTTCGGACGTCCACAGCTGTACCAATCTGATGCCGCCCAACTCCGTTTATCGAAAGAAGCGCTACGTTGGCAAAGTTATCGACCGCTTCTTCCGTCAGTAGCCATGGATGATTCTGATAAAACACAGGGCTTCTCACGAACTCCGCGACTTCGTCTGGAACGGGCACGAACACTACGTCTTTCTCGTACCTTCCGAAGAGCTCCTCGAGGGTCCCTTGAGCATACGTGATCACTCTGCACCCGCAAGCGAGCGCTTCGGACACACAGCATCCGAACGTGTCCTTGTGGATCGTTCCGTCGGGCAGCACCAGCGGATATAAGAACGTCTCTGTGCGAGACATCAGATCGTACAGCTTTGCCTTTCCCAGCTTGCCGTGAAACACGATCCCTTCTTCTGCCCTGTCAAGCGACTCGATCGGATAATAGGATGCGATGTGGAAGGTTGCATCTGGGTAGACGCGTCGTATCTTCCTGAACACGCGAAGAGCGACGTCCCCACCTCGCTCCCACGTAGCCGCCCACAAGAACGAACGTGGGGCTCTCCTTTTGTGACTCTTGATCACAGAGATCGGAGGGAGCACGTCCGAAATCAACGGATTCCCTATCACGTGCTCTTTCGATCGAAACGCCTCTTTGATCCGGGGACTCATGTAGAACATGAAGTGCGACCGAGTCCATTCGCACAGATACACGATGGGTATATCGATACCTCGTCGACACAGATCCATCACCTCTCTCTCGAAGTCATCGTTTCCCAAGTAGAAGATCGTGTGGCTCACGTACACCACCCGTCTCAAACGAGGAAGTCGATCGATAATGCTGCTGCACCCCGATTGTGTGGACACGATCAGAACGTCGGTGTTTTCCGGGACACCTGAGGATGCGCTGAGGTACGTGAGGTTCCCGTGAAACGGAGACACCGTGGAATGGGGACCTGCACACACGTAGAATTGGTCCGCTGGATTGTTTTTGGCGAGCTGCTCCATCACTCCGACGCAAGCCGTGTGCGTGCCCGACACGGCTTCGGTTCGAGCGAAAGCGATGGGGGGCTCTGGAATGTTCAAATAATATGACACTATCATTCCATGCGTGTTAATATGTGTGAATGTGTGAAATGCAACCGGACAACCGCATATATGGGCAACAATTAGAGTGTCGATAAGAACTTGAACAACACTGCGATAAATGCAAAAAACGATGTCCCCCAAGCGGTGTCCACACATACCATTGTCCAGCTGTAATTAGGTAGCGTTGCAACGTTCGTGAGGTTGTACACCCCATATGCGGCGGCCCCAAACGCGGCGCCTCCAAGTGCAGCGCCTGTATACGTCAAGCCCGCATAGATCGGTCGGAGAACTAACACTGTGAAGCATACAGCTAGGAGTAGATACGTCAGGACTACGGCTACCGGGGACAGGATACGAAGAGAATTACCGCACAGGGGGCCGTCTAAAAGCCACTTTGAGTATTGGCCGCTCATCGTCCATAACCAGGCTCCCTCTCCGACGGCGTATACGAGAAGGGTTATTATGCAGGCTGAGAACAGGTTCATGATGTTGCAACATGTTTACAAATTAAATCGGCGCGACCACCTAAAAGGAGATCGAACCTCGTGGCATTCGATCAAGAGTAAACGGATGCGACGTGTTCTTCCCGCATCGCAAGTTCGACGAATTATCCCAGATCCGAGGAGAAGGAGAAGACGATTGCATCGTTGAACATTACATGTTGAAAGGATCATCAACCTGAATCAGATACCTGAATGATCGAGTCGTTGTCATAGATCACGCAATCTCCGCAGTTTCCCACGGCGACATAACGCTCGGTCAAATCCATGTTCGCCTTTTGCAAATAATCTCTCATGATGGTTCGAATGGAATCTTGGGGTTTGACACTGATGTTTTCCAACTCAGAAACGTATCCACTTTCCAAAGATGATCCATCTGCCACAATCTTGAATTGCTGATTGTACATGTTTGTTCCTATTGGATTGGATTGATATGTTTCTTTATTTCTTTAAACCCATCTCAATAAAATTGGGGAGGATGAGATCGATATCGATAAATTGAATGGATCAGCATCGGACAAAGCTCAAGCTGATCGCCGATGGCATCAGGTCTCCGACGGACAAGGACGCCAAGCAGTGGATCGAGATGCTCGAATGTTCGTTGCCGCCCGAGAATTCGTGGAAGTCGACCTATCCTAAAGACAAAGATCTCAAGGACTTGATCGAAGCCAGCGACGCTTTCAAGAAGATGATGGAGTGCGTGCGTGCTGGGATGCACGAGATCGACGTTGCATGGATGGTCGTCGTCCAGTTCCTCATGTACGAGAACGAAGGGTTCAAGGCAAAATGTTCTAGCAAGATGTTCGAAGGTTCGGACGACACGATCCTGAGTCTCGCCATCGACCGAGCGATCCACTCTGACTCCAACGAAGTGAGATGCGTCGCCATGAACACGGTGTGTTGCAGCATCATCGAGTGCTCTAGGAGGAAATCACCGAACAACCTGGACCCAAATCGAACGTACCTGTCGACTCGCAAGGACTTCCTGTCGAGCGTATGCGACCACGTCGCCAGCAACATCGAGTCTGTGAGCACTACAGCTATCGATTGCATCATGGAGATTTCTACATACAACGCATGCGTCGTGATAGGCTTGGGAATTTTGGACAAGGTGACGGCTTTCCTGGATCCAGATCACATCTCGAACAGGATGTCGACCACCCTCGACCTGATTATCACCCTGCTGAAGAACGACCACGAGGTGACCCTGGAAGCCGCTTACAACAACAAAACGTTGGTCAGTCGCGTGATTGCGTTGACCAAGCTGAGTTCCAATCGCAAGACCGTCGTCTCCATCAAAAAGCGCGCCGCATACCTGAAAAAAACATTCAGGGCGAAAGAGAATGCAGACAATCTGGAAGCCGCAAGGGCGATGACGTCGATCCAGCGGCGCCTCCCTTCGGGCCAGCGACGGCAGGAAGGCGCTGCCATATGCCCTATCGTCATCAGCGACGACGAGTATAGCAACGATGAAGAGATCACTCCCATGGCGGCGCCTCCCGAAGGGAGGCTCTGCCAGAGCTGGCCCGAAGGGCCAGCGGCGGATGCCACCCTGCGGCCAGATGCGTCAGGACACAAAAGGATGTTCGAGGATCTCAGGGAGCGCATCGTGATCCTGGAACAGGAGAAGAAGGACATGCGGGATCGACACAATGAGATTACGCGTACTGTGCAAGAGAAGGACGCGGCAATCACAGCCAAGCTGGAGGAGACCACGAAGGCTCTCGAGGAAGAACGCAAAAAATCGAAGGAAGCGTTGGAGGAGATGCGCCTTCATAAGGAAATCTCGACATCTCTGCTGAAGAATCACGCATCTCTGCTGAAGAATCAAGAGATGATGACGAAGAACATTGTGACGAAGCTAATCGAGTTTAGTCAGAAGAACAAGACGGCGACTGGTGCTGCTTCTGCTTCTGCTGCTGCTGCTGCTGCTGCTGCAGGGACGTCTAATCAGTCATAGACAACGCTTGCATTTTTATAGATTTTGGTTAAGCTTTTGGTGAAGCTTTTGCATGGCCGCCTACGGCGGCCATGATAAAAGGTTCGTTCATTGGAGCGCCTTCAAGTTCCACAGCACGATCAGGACGATCGCAGGGTATCCGATGCGCAGTCCGAGCTCCTGCCACTGTGACAGCTGTGGAGCCGTCTCGATGAACTCCCTGAGATAGTGCCACGCCGCCGAATGAGCGCTGATCGCGAGGAGGACCGCGAGCGCCAGGATGCACAGCTTCGCAACGTCCCTCCTCTTCTGCCACAGAGTCTCCAGGTATCCCGGGTCGGACTCTTGGACCTTCTTGACGGGGGCAGCGGTCGCCTGGGCCACCGCGCTCCCCGTCACCAGCGAACCGCTCGTGGGAGCTAGAGTGTACGCCTGAGCCATCTGGGAGGCCTGGTTGGCCTGAGCCTGGAGCCTCGCCTGAGCCTGGACGTTGGCTTGGGCTTGCGCAGCGTTCGACTGGATCTGCTGCTGGGGCTGCTGTTGCTGTTGTTGATACTGCTGTTGCTGCGGCTGTTGGTCCTGGTACCCTCCTCCTCCGCCGCCGCCACCACCCAAGCTCGACAGCGGGGTGCTAGAGAGACCGTCGGGGAACGCGTTGTAGGCCATCAGATCTCCGCCACCGTTGTCGCTCGCATAAGGAGACATCACGTCTCCGCTTCCAGCGTCTAGCATGTACATGTTTCAAGACTGTTACTTGGATACGTGAAAAAAATAACATTTGTGGTTTCTCATGAGTCCGATCAGGCGCTGAAATATTTTGGTGAAGCTTTTACTGCAGCCCACGTAGTGGGCTGGAGAGAAAAGGTTCTGTCATCGTAAACACCTGAATCGCGTCCGGTCGGCCGCAACACTCGTGCGACGCCGAGTTGAGGCTTAGCGACCCTCCTGTGGAATCGCATCGACACACCATGGTATCATCTACCGAGTTCAACGATCTGTACGCGGTCGATCGGACTCCCACCGGGACCTCGCATCGCCCCGATTTGAGGCACCTGCCTCTCTTGGTCTCCGTCCCCTCTTGCAAGAACGGACATTCCACGTCGCTCGTGCACGGTCTGTCCCATGTGTGCCCTGGAACAGTCTTGCATTGCTGTCGCGTGTCCAGGGTAGAAAAAATCGCGTCCGCGTCCAAGCAGCGTGCCTTCGGATCGAACCACAAGTCTTCGAACGCTGCGGCCTCTGGGGATGCGACCACCTTCTCTGCAGGAACGACGATCTCTATCACGCTCGACACGTTGCTCTTAGTCACTGCCGTGGCTCTTCCGATCGCGTCCACGATCCCGGTGGGGGCTCCGGGAAGGGGCAACCATGCGACACGATCGCCCTCCTTCAATACGGAAGCGCGTTCGCTGGCTTTCACCGGAAGAGCGAATCGCCACTGCCAGGAGATCTTCGCAGAGTTCAGGGTTCGTACACGCTCCAGCTTTGTCACGTAACCCTTCGGGTCCAGGGCGACGGGTCGTTGAAATACAGGGATCCCATGGGGACCTTTCGCAGAGATCACGATCCACGTCCCGTTGTCGCTGAAGTCATCTTGATTCTCGAGGATCACGCGATCTCCCGCTCTCAGGCGCACCCCGTCGATCGACACGGTTCCGCTAGGTTCCAAGGTCGCCTCCGCGTATCCTCCTTCCTCCTTCCATTCGATCGCGAGACGGACCGCGTGCGTCGGAACGAGCTCGACGGGTGGGCCATCGAGGGGGCCGTCTTCGGGATCTCGACCCCACACCGCGGTCCTCTTCAAGTGCCCGTACCTGTGATGTTGAACGCGGGTTTTCATGGAGTTGTCTTCTTCTCCTTCTTCGTCTTCAGCTCCAAACTGCTCCATCACCGCTGGCCTTGCCTCCCTTCGGGAGGCATCAGGAAGGTTCGACGCGTTCATACGTCTGCGCTCAAACGCCCTCACCGTCTCCTCCGTCCTGGGAAGCAACGTGATCCCCTGTGCTTCGTAAAACATGCACAATACCAATGTCTCAGGATCTCCTTTCAAAAGTGCATCGGACACCCTGTCGGCCATGGGGTGGGTGAGAGATAAAGATAGAGGGTCGTCGGATTCGTATAGAAGCACGAGAGAAGGAGCGACCAGCACTGTCTGAGTGAGCGCGTTGAGATCGCTGGGACGCGTCCCGGGGACGATGGGGACAGGAGAAGCGGTCAGAACGGGGGATCGCGCCTTGATCATGTGAGGGGCCGATTCGAGCAAGAATCCGTCGAATTCTTCACCTGCATAATCCTTGGGGTGATACGAGATGCTCGCCGCTGCGCCCTTGGGCCATGACGAGATCACCGTGGTTTGCGCGAACGATCCACGGCACGCCCACACAGGCACGATCGCGAACTCGCCGTTCCGTTGATAGGCCAGAGCAGCTCTCGCTGCAGACTCCCATCCGTTTTTGACTTCCAACAACACCTTGTCGCTGTGCTGCGACACGTCGCCTCCGCCGGCGAGGGCCCACGCGATCGCGAAAAGGGACGCTTCGACTCCGGTGGGACAGAACACGCGTGTCGGTTGCGCAGAACGATTGTTGACGATTTCATGCAGCGTCGGGATGCGTTGTGCTGGGTCTATGGGAGACAGGAGGAACAACGCTCTCTGTGATGCTGATGCTATCAGAGGAGCGACGAGCTGAGGCATCATCGTGTTCTTGTTTTTGTTCTGATCTGAATCGTAAGCCAACAACGCCGCATCCCCTACGCACAGTCCAGACTGCGAGTCCAGGTTGCCTTCGTAGATCCAAAGCCCGTTTCGGGAAGCAAGGTCGGACAGAGGCGCGAGGGAGTCACCCGCTGTCGTCCCTCGGTCCGCGTCTAGCATCAGCGGCACGACCTCGGGCTTGACGTGAGTCACCGAAATGTACGGAGAGTCGAAGAACCCCTCTCGGCGCATCCCAAAGGGAGGACTTCTGTACAAAAACAAGACGAGGAAGATGACGACGACGACGACTATGACAGTCAATAGGATCGCTACAGTACCGTTCAACATCACGTCCCTACTTATCTATTACGATCACATTTGGGATGGAAGGACTCTAAAAAAAATAGGGATGTGACGACCCATCAGACTGTCACGGGATCGAAGAAATCTTGCGCGCTGCCCGAATACATCCGGTGACCGGGATGCTGAATCTGCCACTCTGACACGAAGGCCTTGTTGTGGCGTTCATCATCGAACACGTCTGCGAATTCGAGTCCGAAATGGCCGTACTTGTCATTGGTTATATGATCGTTGGGATCGTGTGCGGTGTTCTCCTCGAACTGATACCTGTTTTCGAAGTATTCGCTGTCACCACGCCTGTTGGCCTTGATGTATCCGAGAGCGATGATGCCCGCGAGAGTGTTGCTCTGCGAAATCTCTCTCATAATGCTGTTCTTATCGTTCAATTCTTCGTAGGGAAGAGACGTAACGCTTTGTACCACCTTCATGGTCTTATTGAACCTCGGAAATACGTGGGACATTCCCTTTTCCCTCTGCTTGATGTGCCTGTAAGAAGGCGTCGACATCAAGGGGTTCACGATGGACGTCGCGGTCTTGAGGGCCGCGATGGCGGTCCTCGTGACGTATACGTGCGTTCCATCGTACAGCGCCTTCGCGTCGTCCATATCGAACGTGAGTACGATCTGCATCGGATGGGTGAACCCGCGTTTGATGATCTGGAACCTGTGGAGAATCTTGTATCTCACACCATCGATGGTGATCTTGTCCTTGTTTGTGGTGTAGTAATCGTTTTCCGTCATGATGGAACACACGACGAGCGTGACGACGCCCGGAGTGAGCCTTGAAGTGACGCATCGATCGGGGTACAAATGTTTCACGTTGCCTATGAGCTGACTCGCCACACGGGACGCCTCCGCCTCGTAATCTTTCTGAGTGCGGCATCCGCATATCCAGATGTCCACATCGTTCAGAGGCTTTCCCCTCATCGCCAACGTGTCTCGCACACTCCCTCCTGCGATGACAGTCTTTCCTGGGACGAGGACGTGCTCCAAAAGACCCTCCGTCTTGGCGTCGATCTCGGGGATCGCATAGAACGACTCGGTGAAACCGAGTCTGGCCTTAGGCAGCAAAGGTTTCTGAGTCGTGACGCGGCACATCGACCTCGTCCAGCTCTTCAGAGACGGAGGGATGCGAGTCTCTTGGTTCATTAAAGACAGCTCTCCGTACACGTGCTCTCTGAGCTGGGTCCCAGCGATACGAAACAGCACGCTTCCGGAACCGAACGTGGAATGAAAGAGCGTGAGAGCGATGCGCTCGGGGATCCAGAAGTCCTCCATGAACGTCGGAACGCTCGATCGGATCGTGTCGTAATACTCCGACGCGGTGGAGAACTCCGATGCCACTTTGGCGCACGCTGCGGTCAGAGTCATGAGATCCTCATCGAGCTGCTCATCGAACCCGTCTTCGTGGTGGCTCGTGTTGTGAACTGGCCCGATGCCCGACATGAAGTTCAGAGCACGTGAGGTGCAGTGTTCCATCATGTCCAAGACGACCTTCGAGAGGTTCGAATGAGTGCAATCGGAACTAAGCATCGACAGATACTTGTTGAAGTCATTCTGCAGACCCTGGGAGGCTGTTACGATTTTTTCGCGGACAAAGTGTTGTTCCGTAGGGATGGTGGTAGCTCTCATTTTGCCGATTCCGGAATGATGCTCTGGATGATGCGCAGGAGGAGTCGGTGTTTTGACTTTGTTGGAAAACATCTTCTTCATCATTTGAGCGGTATAACACTCGAATGATCAAGTATGAACCAATTTTTTGGAGTGCGGTCAAAAGAGTATTTATTGTATAACATGATCATATAAATAGAATGATTCATTATCTGCTGCACAACTGTATCCTGCCATATCCGACGAACGACGTCGACGGGAAACGATGGAGCCAGGGGCAGCGTAACTGCGCGAACTTCTTGATCGGCAGCTTCGTCTACATCGTGATGTACGTGGTTTTGGCAAACATCGTCATCCGCGTCAAGGCCCCCATCGACAGACCTGCACTATTCACGGGACTCTTTCTGATTTGGCTATCGGACGTCAGCGTCATGGCATACGAGTACAGATCCTATTACGGTCGCACGATATTGAATGAGATCGATTATGGCCACGGAGATCAAGGCGATTGGGTGTTCGACGAAGACAAACACAGGTATCGTCTCATGAACGACGCCGAGAAGTTGGCGAAAGAATTCAAGGAATCGGAGCGAGTACGGAAGGTGCAAGAAAAGATATCCGAAGCTCGCGAAAAGGAGGTTTCAAAGAAACGATCGAAGGATGTCGTTCAACGTAAGAAGGAGATCAAGGCAGCCCGCGTGATCCAGCGATGGTGGCGCAGGAAGCTCTACGAACCTCCGAACGGGATCTTGTACAAACGCTCTCTCGAAAGCTTCAATGCCCACTTAAAGACATCGACTTCATAATCCATATAGAACTAACTGATATGGCATCCTCATCAGCAGTAGATGCTTCGTCTTTTAGGAAGCTCACGCACCGCGAGCACGTCCTCCTCCGCCCGGAGATGTACATCGGCTCCGTTGCTGTGGAGCCGTGCGCTGCCTGGGTGGTCGGAGATGCAGTTGACGGATGTGTTGGATGTGTTGGTGGAGGAGAAGGAGAAGCTTCTTCTTCTTCTTCTTCCAAGCCTAAGGCGGCGGCGGTCCCTTCAGGCGCATCCATGGTCCGTCGCGAGGGTCTTGCGTATTCGCCCGGTCTCCTGAAGGTGTTCGACGAGATCGTCGTGAACGCGATCGATCACTCGACGCGCACTAGGAGCGGTGGTGGAGGAAAGAAATCAGCCAAGGCCGCCAAATCGTCTGCCGAAGACGATGCGTCGTCGATCGCTTCCGGATCCACTTCAGCCGCCGACCCCGACGCTCCTCAGCCGGTCAAGAAGATCCAGGTGTCGATCGACCAGGCTACTGGAATCATCGAGGTCTCCAACGACGGAGACGGGATCCCCGTGGAGAAGCACGAGAAAGAGGGCGTGTACGTTCCCGAACTCATCTTCGGTCACCTCTTGACTTCGGCCAACTACGACGACGCCAAAGACGGAGGGAGGATCGTGGGAGGCCAGAACGGGATCGGAGCCAAGGCGTGCAACATCATGAGCCAGTGGTTCGAGATCGAGGTGATCGATCGCGTGAGGCACCTGCGCTATCGCCAGAAGTTCGAGAAGAACATGGAGGTCGTGGGGGCGCCCAAGATCGACAAGAGCGCCGCCAAGAAGTCCTCGCTGACCGTGAGGTTCCTGCCCGACTACGTGCGGCTCGGAATGACCGACGGGAAGCTGTCGGACGACATGGCCGCTCTGATGCGCAGGAGGGTGTGGGACGCGACCGCTGTGACGGAGCCAGATGTTGCCGTGTGGCTCGACGGGAAGAAGCTGGAGGTGAAGTCGTTCGAGAGATACGTGGATCTGTACGTGGGAGGCAAGGGGGATGCGCAGAGGGTCTACGAGAAACCGGCATCCGGGTGGGAGATCGCTGCGGCCCTCTCGGACGGGTCGGGGCTCCAGCAGATATCTTTCGTCAACGGAGTGGCGACCCTGCGTGGAGGAAAGCATACGGACCACATCGTTTCTCAGATCTCGAAGAAGCTGTGCGAGATGGTGGCCACGAAGCGCAAGATCCCAGCACCCAAGCCACAGTACGTCAAGGACAACCTGATCGTGTTCGTGCGGGCGACGATCCCAGGACCGCGATTCGACTCTCAGTCGAAGGAGACGCTCACCACGCCGGTGTCGCAGTTCGGTGGGAAGATCGAGGTGTCGGACGGATTCGTCGAAAAGCTCTACAAGATCGACGGACTCGTGGATCGCATCGTGAACCTGAGCGGAGCCGCGGTGGACAAGGAGGTCAAGAAGACGGACGGGGCTAAGAGGGCGACGGTTTTTGTTCCGAAACTTGACGATGCCACTCTGGCTGGAACCAACAAGAGCGACCAATGCACGCTCATATTGACCGAAGGAGATTCTGCAAAGGCGTCAGCGATCGCAGGGCTTTCCGTGGTCGGCCGTGATAAGTATGGTGTGTTTCCTCTTCGTGGAAAGGTCCTAAATGTCGGCGAAATCAGTCAGGACAAGATCGCAGCGAATGCGGAGATCACGGCCATCAAGAAGATCCTCGGGCTTCAGATTGGCAAAGAGTACAGGACGACTTCCGACCTTCGATACGGACGTATCATGCTCATGTGCGATGCCGATTCCGACGGAAGTCACATCAAGGGGCTGATCATGAACCTGTTTCTGATCCTTTGGCCGAGTCTCCTCAAGATCGACGGATTCATCACTACACTTCTGACACCTATAGTCAAGGTTTGGCCTGGAGGGACTATCGGAAAAGGGGCTGTCAAGGAATTTTTCAATATCCAAGATTACGAGAAATGGCGTGAGGAGAACGACTCCCTCAAGAAGAACAACGCTAAATTTTATAAAGGCTTGGGAACTTCGACGAGTGAAGAAGCGCGTGATTGGTTCAAGAAGCTGAGAATCGTGGCGTATACGTGGGACCAAGAAACCAGCAAGGAGTCTATCCTCAAAGCCTTTTGCAAGAAACGTGCAGACGATCGTAAGGAATGGCTGAAGGGATACGATCCCAAGAGCACGCTGGATTACGGATCCACGGATGTGAGCTACAAGGATTTTATCGAGAAGGATCTCATTCATCACTCAAACTACGACGTCTTGCGATCTATTCCCAGTGCAATCGATGGACTCAAGGTATCTCAACGCAAAGTCATGTTTGGATGCTTCAAGCGCAATTTGGTGAAGGGTGAGCTGAGGGTCGCACAGCTGGCTGCCTACGTCGGCGAAGTTTCGTGCTATCATCACGGAGAGGCATCTCTTCAGGGGACGATCGTGAATCTCGCGCAGGACTACGTGGGTTCGGGAATGAATACTCCACTACTGCTTCCTATCGGGCAGTTCGGTAGCAGGATCAACGGCGGAGACGACTGGGCATCTCCCCGTTACATCCACACCCGTCTGCGTCCAATGGCCTCGAAGATATTCCCTAAAGACGACGAACCGGTGCTGAACTACCTCGACGACGACGGAATCACGATCGAGCCCGACTTCTACGTTCCTGTCATACCGCTCGTGCTCGTGAACGGAGCTCTTGGAATCGGTACGGGGTACTCTACGACCGTCCCGAGCTACGATCCGAATGAAGTTGTTGACGCGGTGCGCAAGTGGATGGGTGGTACCCTGGATGAATGGAGTCCCAAGCCTTGGTATCGAGGATTCTTAGGAACGATCGAGGAAGTCGGGGGCAAGCTGCGTTCTCGAGGCGTCATCACACGCATTCCTATGACACCCAAAGTGAAGATCACCGAGCTCCCGATTGGATACTGGACCGAGGATTTCAAGACCGCATTGGAGGGACTCGTCGAAAGCGAGTCTGATGTCAAGGGTTTCGTCAACGAGTCGACAGATGTCACCGTGTCGTTCACCATCACGTTTTCGACCGTGGTTACAGCGGATGCCTGGATGGCACCTGCGAACGCATCGGATCCTCTTGTGTCGAAGCTCGAATCTACGCTGAAGATGGTGACTACGAAAGGTCTCAGCACTACGAACATGCACCTTTTTTCTGCTGAAGGCCGTATCAAGAAATACGATGGTCCAAAAGAGATCCTCGATGACTTCTGTACGGTGAGGCTGAAGACGTACGAGAAGAGAAAGGCTGCGCTGCTGGCAAGACTCCGTGCGGAAGAAGCCATCATACGCAATCGAGTTAAGTTCATCGAGCACGTGATCGATGGAAGCCTGGTTCTCCATGGACGCAAAGAAAACGATGAAGGTGATGACGAAGGAACTCTTGAAAACGAGATGCTTGGTCTAGGACTTCAGAAGCTGGAGGTTGGGACCAAAGCCAAAACATCAAACAAGACCGGTGAAGATGACGATGATGGAGATGGAGAAGAGTCGGAAATTTCCAACAAAAACGAGAGTTTTAGGTATCTCTTGGACATGCCGCTTGCCAGTCTCACACACAAGCGTAAGGTTGCTCTCGACTCTCAGCTTACAGCTAAGGAGACGGAAATCATGGTGGTCGAGGGTAAAAGCTCTACAGATATGTGGAACACCGATCTGGATGGGCTTGTGAAGGATCTGAAGTTGGCTTAAGGGTAACGCAATCCTGATGATAATAAGAGAATCAAGATGCCGAGGATCAAAAGTGTAACAGAACGAACCATTCATGAAAGACCATTTGCGTGTACGCATGATGATTGCGGTTTGTCATTCAAACGGCAGGAACATTTACAGATACATCAAAATGTACACTCAACTGATAGGCCATTCTCATGCGATCATGAAGGGTGCATATCTTTTTTCAAAAACATGAATAGCCTGAATCAACACAAACTACGTGTTCATGTTGGATTACCGCGTGATTTTTTATGTGATTTTGTGGAATGTACGAAAGCATTCACCAATCAAGCAAATCTTATTGTTCACAAACGTATCCATTCAGGGTTGAAACCATTTGCATGTGATCATGATGGCTGTAATAAGCAGTTTACTCAATTGTGTGCTCTTTCACAACATAAGAAGGCAGTTCATGATAAAATAAAAGATTTCAAGTGTGATTTTCCAGATTGTGTATACAGTTGTTCACAGGCTGTTAATCTTGCAACTCATGTGTTATCTCACACAAAAGAAAAACCACACACATGTCAAGATTGCAACAAGTCTTTCTCAACAAGTGGATATCTCACTATCCATCGCAGGATACACACAGACGAACGGCCATATAAATGCCAACATCCTGGTTGTACTATCGCGTTCACTTCATCGAACGATCTAAGAAAACATGCTATTACACATACAGATTTGAGACCATTTTGCTGCAATTATCCAGGGTGCACCTCTAAATTCAACAAATCATCCAATCTCAACATGCATTCAAAAATTCACACAGGGATTAAGATACCGTGTGATTACCCAGAATGTTTGGCAGCATTCACAAGTAAATGCGATTTAACGAAACACAAACGCATTCATACTACAGAAGGAATCGCTCGACAGAAGAAGGAGGAACAGCGCATAGCACGTGCACTGGAAGCCGCAAACATCGACTTCAAACGCGAGCATCGTGTTGATTTCCAATGCATCAACGACGTGTATGGTAAATATGCCAGCATCGATTTCCTGATGGTACGGAATGGCCACTTGGTACTCATCGAAGTCGACGAAAATCAACACAAGTTCGGGCATTATTCGATCGGATGCGACCTGGCGCGTGTGGGAAAGATTGTAGAATCGTTGGTGATCGGTGGTTTCGACATGCCCATCACAATGTTAAGATACAATCCCAACGCATTCAAAATTGACGGTACCACACAAAAATTTCTGAAAAAGAATCGTGAAGGCAAGTTGATATCCATACTGACATTCGAGCATAACCAAATATACTCTAATAAACCTTTGTCAATCATGTATATGAACTACGACTGCAATTCTGAGGGTCGACCGTCATTATTGGATTCAGACGAGTATTCAGAGTCGATGAAGGAGTGCGTTATTACAATGTTGCCAAATTAGGGTATATAACCCCGTGACCCGACTCTGTAAAAAATTGATCAAACGCCCGCCCCATTCCTCACATACATACACTAGACGAATAACATGCGATCTCTCGAACAAGACAACAGCGATATGTTCGTTCTCGAGCTCGTGTTCCGAAACGGGACGTCATGTGAACTCCTGATGCAAAAGAGTGTCGTCAACCACAATTCGCACTTGTTCGGATACATTTCTCTCCTTTGCATGGCTTACCGAAGCCGCCAAAGGATCGTCGTCCGCCTGGATCTACCTTCGGCGAGGATCGCGTATCCTCTGATCGCGTATTTCGAGAACACCGTTGGCAGAATCCACATGAACGTGACTCCGTTCGACTTCGACACGTTCGTTCAATCGTTCAAGGATACGGGAGTGTTCGATGCGGTCTCCATCGAGATGTGCAGGAATTGCTTGGATTACATACTCCTCGGAGTCAGATGCGACGACCTGACGCTCACGAAGCACATGTCGCACCATCGCCACCTCTGCCCTCCTCTGTGGGTCTAGCGATGATAAAATATATTTTGGTTAAGCTTTTGCTGGGGACCCCTTCGGGGTCCCCAGAGAAAAGGTTATTTTTGTAAAAATTGGTGTGCAAACATTCAAATACACGCATATACAAATGAACAACAACACCTTCACTCCTCGTCACATCGACATCGAAGGCATCGACAAGATCGCGCTGTTGACCGAGTTGTGGAACAATGCGTCCTATGCATGCTACTTTGAAGAAAACGAGAAAATGCCAATGCGGTTCAGCATCTCAGATGCAATCGTGGCATTACGTTCACCAATCGATTACTTCTGCGGAAAATGCATCAAAGTCGATTTGAGCAAGGACCGTGTCGATCCTCACGGGTACAACCGAGACCATGGAGTTGGTTCGTTCGAGTCGATCGTCGAGAATCTCAAATCCAACGAGCCTCGCATCGACTGGGGATTCATGGAGGGTTACATCAGGCGATCGTCGATCTCTGGCCATTGACCATGGTCGTCATAGTCGTAGGGTCATCAAAATGTATAGATTCTATTAGATTTTGGTGAAGCTTTTGCTGCTCCCGCTGGCCCGAAAGGTCAGCGGGAGGCAGATAAAAGGTTCATTTGATTTTTGGTGAAGCTTTTGCTGCCTCCCTCCGGGAGGCAGATAAAAGGTTCAAACATCCTTCTTGGAGGCGTCAGAGGCTCCCCGCACGCGGTCCACGATGCCCTGAAGCGTCTCCGCTTCAGAACGTGCGGTCTCGGAGAGTGCGTCCCTCAACTTCTCCAGAGTCTTGGTGTGCTCGCCCTCGACGCGATCCTTCTCTTCCTGGATCTTGGCGACGATCTCGATCCACTGGTTGATGGGCAGAGACCTCTGTCCCTTCCCGGACCTGCGAACGAACCCTCCTCCGGAAGCAGTGCTCTTGGTGGAGGAAGAGGAGGACCTGTTGAAGGCTCCGTTGAGCACCTCGCAGAAGTCGGGATCGTCGTCGTTTTCTGCGCTCGCTTTCGCTTTCGGAGAGGGCTTATCGTCGATCACGGTTTCCTTTGGCCAAGAAGACTCAGACTCAGACTCGTAGTTATGGAGTACGTCCGACGAGTCATCGGAAGGAGGGGGTGGCGGAGAAGCGACCGCGTGGGTTCGGGTGCTGCCTCCAAAGCGGCGGATGACGACAATGGGTCGAACGACCGAAGGTCGAGTAAGCTGATGAATCTTGGTGACGGATAGCATTGTTGTTGTTGGCTGGTTGTTGTTGATATGACTGCTGCTTTGAGATGTCTTTAAGCCAAGAGAACCTTTTCTCTTACGGCCACTACTGAGATATTTTGGTGAAGCTTTTGCGGGCGTAGCCCGGAAAAGGTTCTTTTGGTGAAGCTTTTGCTTTCGGCCACGTAGTGGCCGAAAGAGAAAAGGTTCTTGGCTTAAAGCGGAAGCCTTTTAGGAAGGAATACTAACAAACAGATCACGACCACTCCCATCATGTCTCAAACCAACAACAAGGAAGACCTCGTCGCCGTGAGCGTGGCCGATCACCTCGAGGAGGACCCCCCCATTCGCGGTCAGAACTACGCATGCATGTCCTTCGTCTCCCCCAACGACGCCCTCGCCAGCAAGGACGCTTTCGCGGTCCGCAAGTTCCTAGCGAAGACCGCCAAGGACATCACCGAGATGTTCACCAACCTCGAAGCCACCTTTGCCGACAGCAAGGCCGCTCCCTACGTGGCCGAGACCATGAGGCTGCTTAAGGAGCGTCACGCCTTCCTCTGGGACGAGCGCGCAGCGCAGGACGAGTTCTCCCTCTGGCGCACCCAGCAAGCCACAGAGATCGACGAGTCGTTCCGCACCGAGCACGGAAACTTCAAGACGTCGATCCAGGGGTTCAAGATCCGCGGCGTCTACGACTCCGAGGAGGACGCTCGCAACCGTGCGAAGACCATCCAGAGGATCGATCCCAAGTTCCACGTGTTCATCGCTCAGGTGGGCGTCTGGTGTCCTTGGAGCCCCAGCATTGACGACCTCCAGGATTCAGAGTACGCGGTGACTCAGCTCAACACCTTGATGAAGAAGTACGACGAGGGACAGCAGTCCAAGGACGAGCTGTACAACAACAGGAAGGATGCGTCCGTCCAGCGCATGAGCGACGAACGCCAGGTGTGGCTGGAGCGCATCAAGGCCGAGGTCGCGGCTCGCGAGAAGGAGCGCCTCGAGAACGAGGCCAAGATCGCCGCCTCCGGAGGAAATTCGGGCACCGACGGGTCGGCGGCCTCCACGATCCAGCAGCAGTCCGCCATCCGAGACGATCTCACCTTTCACGGAACCTCCATCTCCGAGCTCATGTCGCTCGTCAAGGAGAAAGTCGATTCGTCGGTGATCGAGGAAAAGATGGAGTCGGTGGCGTCCGAGTTGGCATCCATTGCAATCCAGAATTCTATGACTGAATGAGCGTATGATGCCTATGGTCGCGCTGATTTGTCTTGATTTTTAACGTGATGTAATTTCATAAGAACACCCTTTTGACCGATGTCTGGCTCTTCCTCCACGTCTCGTTCTGAGATTTCCGTATCCCCGCGAAATCCGATTCCGAATCACAAGTATCCAGTGGTAGACGAGATCGTCGACACGAACCCGTCATCTCACGACGATAGCATTCCGAAATACGTGGGGCAGGTGAAGTGGTGGAACGACAAGCTCGGGTTCGGGTTCGCCACGATCGTCGAAGGCGTGTCCAAGGGACGCGAGGTGTTCATACACCACACCTGCATCGTCGCCCCCGCGACCGCCTATCGTTCCCTCCGTAAAAACGAGTTCGTGTCATTCAACGTGACCCGGGGGCTCAACGGAGAGCAGGCGACCAACGTCATAACTTTTTCTATGCAGCAAAAATAGTCGGTGTTAAGTCGTATGAATACATTCTATTTTTTTAATATGAAAGAATAGGCCAGCAGAATGAACGATGCCAACGATATCAACAAAAGAGGCGGAGGTGGCTTGATGCAGCTCGTTGCGCGCGGAGTATGCGATTATTTATCCTCAAACACCGGGTGCACCTCATCCCCGTCCAACATGCGCGATTCCATGATGTATTATTTCGTGAACACTGAGGACGGCCTTCCTACTGCTTCCGAAGTGCGTGCTGCGGATGGAGAGACTCCGTGGTACATGGTATTCAGGTCTGACGAGGAACCACGTTGCATCAAGGGCGAGAAAAGTCCCCTGATCGCCAAAGAGTTATGCGAACGTGTGCAAGCTCTCCATGAAGCCAGGTCTTATTTTTAGATGACGTGTAGGTAACGGTCGAACGCTCCATGATTCAACGGTGGTTGTGGTATATAGTATGTGTGTGCATCGTCTTATTACTTGTTGCAGCATCCTACTACTTCATCTTCGTCAAGAGTAAGAGGGAATCGTTTGTTTTGCATAGGATCCCCACGAAGATCTGGACGTACTGGCACGAAGATACCGTTCCCCCGATCGTCGCACGATGCATCGACACCTGGCGAAAGCACAATCCTGACTACGAGATCACAGTGTTGAACGTCGACAAGGTGAAAGAGCTGTGCGACGGGTTCGACCTCACGAATCTAGGCATTCCCGACGACTTTCACCAGCGACGTGCCGATTACGCGAGGATCCTGGTCGTCATGAAGTACGGGGGGTTCTGGATGGACTCGACCGTCATCTGCACGCGGTCTCTAGAGTGGGCCCAAGCGCTGGAATGCGATTTCGTGGGATACTACACCCCTCCCAGCATCACCACGTCTCCCAAGTTCGCACCCATCGAAAACTGGTTCTTCGGGGCCCCCCTGGGCTCGCCGTTCATGGTCGACTGGTGGAAAGAAGTCATGTTCATGAACACGTTCGACCGAGAAGACGACTACGTCGATTACGTGAAACGTGAGGGTACGACCGACCTCCAGAACCTCGATCGGACGCTCCCCTACCTGATCACCCACCTGTGCGCCACCGTCGTCAACCAACGGGATCCTTCAAGTTATAACCTCGTTGTCATGGATTCCGCTACGGGTCCGTTCAAGTTCCTGGAAGACAACGGATGGGAGCTCCCTCGTTCGATCGAGCGGCTGTGCGAAGACGAGGACCTGCAGCGATCCCCCATCGTCAAGCTCAGAGGCGACGAAAGGAGATACTTGGAAAGTCACCCAGACGTATCGTGTGACCCCACCCCTTTCAACTCCGGCATAAGAAGCGTCGTCCGATGGAAAGATGCGTCGTCCGTCGAAAGCTTCTCCAACAACAATCCTCTCCAACCTCCCACGTTTCACGCGGTGCTGCTGTGCGGTCGACCTGCCCGGTGGTGGAACTGCGTGGATGGACTGAAGAACAACGTCATAGATGCCCTCAGAGGAAAGCACGGAGGCGCTACTAAAGTCGTCGTGTTCGCGTCGGTGGATGCCTCCGACGAGGCCAACGATCGAATCG